GTGCTTAATTGTATCTACCCTTTTTTAATGCTAAAAATCTTAGTATCTTTGTGTATGTACAAGTGCAAAGTAGATTTCTCTTACGAAGGGAAAAAATATTTCAGGAATAACTATTACGACCTCGTTTTAACTACTAAAATGAAGGAATTTATTAAGGTTGGCTACTTTACCGAAATAGTAGAAAAAGGAATTACAAAAGAATTTAAGGGCAAAATAAAGAAGAAGTAATATGTCAAATGTTAAAATATCTCAATTACCTCCATTATCAGCTTCTGTTGAAAACACAGATGTTATTCCAATTGTGGATGGTGGGCAAACTAAAAAGGTTACTGCTTTAACTTTACAAGCCTATACGCAAGGGAATAGTGTGCTATTAACTGGAAATCAATCAATTGATGGTGTTAAAACATTTATTCAACAAATTATATCTTCAGTTGCTACGGGTACTGCGCCTTTTCAGGTTGCATCTACTACTAAAGTAACAAACTTAAACGCTGATTATTTAGATGGATATACTTCGGCTGACTTACAATTAAAATTAAACGGAACTGGAATTGTTAAATCAACTTCAGGTACTATTTCATATTTAACAGATAATTCAAGTAATTGGAACACGGCTTATAACGATACAATCGTAAGCGCAGCAGTTACAGGAACAACAATCAAAACTTTAACGCTAACACAACAAGATGGTGGAACGATAAGTGCTTATTGGGATAATAATTCAAGCAATTTAGTTACTTCTGTCTTTGGTCGTATTGGTGATGTTGTTGCTCAATCAGGAGACTATACTACTACGCAAGTAACTGAGGGTACTAATTTATATTTTACGGATGCTCGTTCAAGAAATGCTTTTAGCAATACCGCAACAGGCTTAACTTATACAAGTGGAACAGGTGTTTTAAGCACTACTGCTGGTTATGGTATTCCAACGCTTGCAAGTCAATCTTCTTGGGATGCTAAACAACCTGCGGGAGATTATATTACTGCATTAACAGGTGAGGCTTCAGCTTCAGGACCAGGTAGCGCCTCTGTAACGCTTTTAAATAGCGCAGTAATAGGAAAGGTGCTTACAGGATTAAATGTTACTGGAGGGTCTATATCAGCTTCAGATTCAATCTTATCTGCATTTGGTAAAGTACAAAATCAAATAAACGGATTAGTAGGTGGCGTTATTTATAAGGGAACTTGGAATGCTTCAACTAATACACCAACTTTAGCAAGTTCAGTAGGTACGCAAGGTAATTATTATATCGTAAGTGTTGCAGGTTCAACTGACTTAAATGGAATTACTGATTGGAAAGTAGGCGATTGGGCGATTTATGATGGTTCAGCTTGGCAAAAAGTAGATAATACTGATTCTGTTACTTCGGTAAACGGATTGACAGGTGCAGTTTCTTTAACTACTTCAAATATTAGTGAGGGTACAAACCTTTATTTTACAGATGCAAGAGTAAATGCAAACGCTAATGTTTCTTCTGCTTATAACGATACAATTACAAGTGCTGCGGTTACTGGGACTTCAACAAAGACTTTAACCTTAACACAAAGAGACTTAGGAACTATTACAGCTTCTTGGTCAGATGCTGACACAGGATTGACTTCGGTTGGTTTAAGTATGCCTTCTGCTTTTTCTGTTTCTAATTCGCCTTTGACTTCAAATGGAACGATATCGGTAACAGGAGCAGGTACAACTTCGCAATATGTTAGAGGTGATGGTAGTTTGGCTACTTTCCCAACGGTTGCTTCAGAAGCACAAAGATTAATCACAGAGGTTTATAATGAAACAGGTGCAACCTTAATCAAAGGAACGGTAGTTTACATAAATGGTGGACACGGTAACTTGCCTACAATTACTAAAGCTATCGCAACTTCTGATGCTACTTCAGCGCAAACTTATGGTGTTGTTCAAAATGATATTACTAATAATAATAACGGATATGTAGTTGTTTCAGGTTCTTTAACTGATATAAACACAAACTCTTATGCACCTGGTACGGCTTTATATTTAAGTTCAACTATCGCTGGTGCTTGGACTTCTACAAAACAATATGCTCCTGCTCACTTAGTTTATTTAGGTGTAGTAACAAGGCAACATCCAACGCAAGGAATTGTAGAGGTTAAAATTCAGAACGGATATGAATTAGATGAGTTGCATAATGTGGCTGCTCAAAGTCCTTCTAACGGAGATATTTTACAATATGTTTCTGCAACTTCTTTATGGACTAAAACTGCGGGTACTACAAGTGCTATCACAGAAGGGTCTAATTTATACTATACCGATGCAAGAGCAAGAAGTGCTTTTAGCGAAAGCGTAACAGGGTTAGATTATAATTCAACAACAGGTTTTTTATCAACTACTTCAGGCTACGGAATACCTACAACGGCTTCACAAACTACTTGGGATACGGCTTATAATGATTCTATTGTTAGTGCTGCGGTAACAGGAACGGCTACTAAAACTTTGACTTTAAATAAGCAAGATGGTGGTACTATTACTGCTTCTTGGAATGATTACGATACTGCGCCAGTAACTTCGGTATTCGGTAGAACAGGTGCGGTTGTAGCTGCTTCAGGTGATTACACAACGACACAAGTAACGGAAGGCACAAACCTTTATTATACCGATGCTCGTTTTAATACTTCTTTTGCGGCAAAAAGTACAACTTTCTTAACCGAAGGAACGAATCTTTATTATACTGATGCAAGAGCAAGAGCAGCTATTAGTTTAACTACAAGTGGGACTTCAGGCGCTGCAACTTATACTTCAGGAGTTTTAAATATTCCTCAATATCAAGCTGCTTTAACTAATCCTGTAACGGGAACAGGAACGACTAATTACTTGCCTAAGTTTACTGGAACAAGTGCTTTAGGAAATTCGGTTATTTATGATGATGGTACGAATGTCGGAATCGGAACAACAAATCCTGTTTGGAAATTAGTAGTTTCTAAAAATGGTGCTGCTGGATTAGAAATTGACCCTGATAATGGTACTGCTGGTAAAATAGGAGTTTACGCTTATAATAGGTCAGCTTCTTCTTATATACCATTATCTTTTGAGGCTGCTTTTTATGCTTTTGGAGTTGGTAATGTCGGAATCGGCACTAACACAGATGTAGGGGCTAAATTAAATGTAAACGGAAGTGTAAATATAACCTCATCAGGAAATTTATTTGTTGCAACTACATCAGGTATATTTTTTAACGGTAATGGTTCATACGCAACAGGTATTTATAACAATAACACAGCAAGTCTTATTTTTGATACAAATGGCGCTGAAAGAATGCGTGTATCTTCTACGGGTAATGTCGGAATAGGTACTACTGCTTTTAATTTATCTGCATCAGGTAGACAAATGCTTTCTTTATCAGGTAGCACAAGTTCTATGATTGAAATGCAAGTTGGTGGAACAAATCAATCTTATATTTATACAGGTAATTCTGGGAATATGGAGATTTATGGCTATCAAAAACTTGATTTTGCAACAAATAGCGGTACAAGAATGTCTATTACATCAAATGGTAATGTGGGAATAGGTATAAGTTCACCAAGTGAAAAATTAGAGGTTCAAAATGGTGCAGCAGGTGCTAAAATAAAAGTAAGTAATTCAGCAGGTGGTTATGCAAGTTTAGAATGTGCTTCAAATGCTTCATCAGTTGCTCAATTATCATTCACAAATGAATTAACTTTAACAGGTGGTCCAGTAAAAATAAATAGTGCAATTTCAATAGGAAACACAGTTTCAACGGCAGTATCAGTAATGAGTACACATAAAGTAGAAATAGTAATTAACGGAACAACATATTATCTTTTAGCAACAACATAATGGAAAAAATGACTAATGGCTTAAAGCCAATCGAACCAGTGGTAGTACCAACTTTGGGAACTGCTACACAACTTTATGTACAAGCAAATAGCTTCTCAGCTTCTGCAACAAATTGTACTTTATATTATTACTTAGCTGATGAAGATGGTGCATCTTTAATACAAGGTAATTTACAAATGACTGATGAGCAGTTTGCGACTTGGGGAACTGATAATAATGTTCTTTATCAAATCGTAGCTGATGAAAAAGGTTTAGTTTTGTTATAAATAATAAAAGTCTTAACTTTGAACTATGAACAACGAACAAATTTATGGCATATTAGGACAAGGTCTTAATATCGCAACACAAAAAGGTGCTTTTAATTTACAAGATGCAAAGGCTATTGCTGATGCGTTAATTGAATTAGCTAAAGTTTTAGGTATTAATGAGCAAACTGCTCAACCCGTAGAGTAAAAAAAATGATAAATTCTGAATTTCAAGTAGAGGTTATTGATGACCTTGTTAGTGAGCCTGTTACATTACAAGAGGCTAAAGATTATATGCGTATTTCTTCAGATGCTGAAGATGATTTAATCGAGGAATTGATAACCTCTGCAAGAGAAAGAATGGAAAAATTTACTGGTCTGTCTTTGGGGGAGAAAACCCTAAAGGCTTATTGGTTGTATTTTCACACACCTGCTGAGATTCCTTACGGTCCAGTTACGGATGTTATCTCAGTCGTTGATGATAATGATGTAGCACTTGAATATACTGCTCGTGGATTGCAATATAAAGTCCTTGAGGCTTATTCAACGCAAGGGGTGTTAGTAGAGTACCAAGCAGGATTTGCAGTCGTTCCTAAGGGCTTAAAATTAGCCATATTAAAACAAGTATCAACAGACTACGAAAATAGGGAAAATTATGTTGTTGGAGAACAGGCTTACGAGTTAAGTTCTGATTCAAAAAGACAAGCTATGCCATATTGTAGAAACACTATATTCGGGATTTAATGAGAGCAGGTAATTTAAGAAATCAAATCGTTATTAAAACTTTAACAGAATCTCCTGATGGTGCTGGTGGTTATACAGGTACTTATTCAGCAGGAAAAACTATTTGGGCTAAAATAAGGGCGCAAAATGGGTTTAGGTCTTTAGAGGATTCAAGAATCAACTTAGACAACTTGTTTGAGTTTACTATTCGTTATGATGATTTCCCTGAAATATCTCAATTGAATAAGATTGTTTATAACTCAGGCGAATACACTATAAAGTCTTTTAAAGTAGTTCAAGAAAGAAAAAAAGAGATTATTATAATGGCTACTTTAGGTAGAACGGTATCTTCTCCTGAATTTATATTAACTGAATCTGCTGAGTTCTTAATTACTGAGAGAAGTGGGAATTAAAATCAAAGGTACTTCACAAGTATTAAATCGTTTGAAAAATGTTTCAAATAAAGCTACTTTAGAGACTAAATCTGCGGTTGTTAGAAATACTGACCAAATGTTTTCAGAGGCTTTAGCTAATGTTCCTGTTTTAGATGGATATTTAAGAGGCTCAGGCAATAGTAGTTACCAAGATAATCAATTAACTGGTGTTGTTTCGTTTGGCGGTCAGGCTGCTCCTTATGCTCCTTATGTTGAATTCGGTACTGGTAGCAATGTTAGTATTCCTGAAGGCTTTGGTGCTTATGCTATGCAGTTTTATGTTAATGGTAAAGGAACTATGAAGGCTCAGCCATTTCTTATTCCAGCTTATATTAAATACAAAAAAGTATTTTTAAGAGATATGAGAAAAATTGCTAAGAATATTAGTAAATAAATCGTAAATTTGTGGAATGAAAGATGTTGGCGAATTAATACGAACTAAATTGTTTCAGAGACTAACAGGGTCGCTTACTTACGATGGTAATCCTATAACGGTCTATGATTCAGCAGGAGTATTAGCAGGAGCAGCAGAACCTTATGTATTGTTATCAACTTTTACTTCTACGGAATTATTAGAAGGTAGTAAACAAGCATACGGACAAGAAGTTAGTGTTTTAATTGAGGTTTGTACAAGATTTGACAACTCTTATGGTGGTAAAAAGATGGCAGATGTTATCTCTAATCAAGTAATGGAGTTAGTAAGAACAAGACAAGCTGGATATTTGGATTTAAGTCCTGATTGGTATGTAATTAGAACGCTAATGGAAAGCACAAATACACTTGAACAACTGATAGACACAGGAGTTTTAGTGAGACGATTAATAAGATTTACATTTAAAATACAAGAGCAACAATGAGTGTATTAAACGGTTCAGACATTTTACTTTACGATGCAGATTCAAACTTCCCTTTGATGTGTCAAAGAGGAGTTACGGTTACTTTAAACGATGCTATGATAGATGCTACTTGTAAGCAATCAGCAGGTTATTTAGTTAACTTACCAGGATTAAGAGATTTTTCTTTTACGGCTGATGCTTTAGTAAACTTTGATGAGGGTGCTTCAGATTTGGGTATTACTACTTTATTTGATGCTTACGATACAAGAACTGCTATTAACATTTTAATTGCAAATCCTGTTTTAGCACAAGCATATTACACAGGTTTAGCTTATGTAGAAAGCATTGAAGTAAACGCTCCAATGGAAGATGTGGTAAGCTATACGGTATCATTCACAGGAACTTATACAATAACAGAATAATTAACTTTAAATTAAAATAATATGGCAGTTTACAACGGCACAGCGCAAATCTTAAAAATGGATGGAACGCAATTAGCAGAATTAACCAATGTTACTATGTCTATGAATCAGGATGTATTCGAAACAACTTCTAAGGAATCAGCAGGTTGGAAAGAAGTAATGCCAGGTTTAAGAGATATTACTTACTCAGCAGAAGGTCTTGCAGATTTTCAAGCTACAAATAAAGATTTAGCAGATATTTTTACTGCATACAATTCAAGAGCAAGTGTTGCTATTGTTTGGACTGATATGGTTACAGGAGATAAATCGGTTTCACAAACTGCTTATATTTCTTCTTGCGAAGTTTCAGCTCCTATGGAGGATGTTACTACTTACTCAATTGAGTTTACAGGAACAGGCGCACCTACATTTGCAACAATAGCATAAATAAACTAAACAAACTATGAACGGACTTATTGAAATTACAATGGGTGGCGAGGTTAGAACTTTAAAGTTCGGTAACTACGCTTTAATGAGTTATAATGTTCTTACGGCAACTGATGCTGGAGAATCTAAACAATTAGATAAAGACTATCAAATGATTGATTTTGTTAGGGATATAACTTATTGTGGATTAAAGAACTATTATAAAATTAGTAAAAGAACATTTGATGTTACTTTAGATGATGTTACTAATTGGATTGATGATATGGATTTATCTAACATTCAAACAATTATTGATGCTTGGACAAGTTCGTTACAAAGTAGCGAGTACATCCAAAACGGATTTAAGGCAATGTCAACTGGCGAAGAAGGTATAAAAAAAAAGTAACTTGGGATGATATAATCGACTTTGCCATTGGCGAGGTCGGTTTAATGCCTGATGAGTTCGAGGATATGACTTGGGCGAATTATCAAAGGTTACTTTTTAATTTCTTCAAGAAACAGGCTAATGAATGGGAACATACAAGAGCGACTTTAAGTTATATTAATAATGTTAATGTATCTAAAAAAAGCCAAATGAAAAAGCCTAAAGAAATTATGCCTTTGTGGACTGATAAGTTTGCTATAATGAATAGAGTGCCAAAGAAAATAACATCAAATGAAGAAAAACAACAAATCTTAAAGAAGTTACAGGATGGCAAACGAGAAATTAATAGTTGAGTTATCAGCACAAATACAAGGTCTTAAAACAGGCTTAGATAAAGCGTCAACAGAGATAGGTAAATTCAATACCGCTACAAATAACGCTACTAAAAATACAGAAAAAGATTTTGATGCAATAGGTACTTCTGCGGTTAAACTTGGTGGTATTATTGCAGGTGCTTTTGCTGGTGCTTCTATTATTAGTTTTGGGAGGTCAGTTATAGATACTACGGCTAAGTTTGAAACGATGGCTGCGGTATTAACTAATACTTTGGGTAGTGCATCTCAAGCACAAATGGCAATGCAAATGATAAACGATTTTGCTGCTCAAACTCCATTTTCAGTTGAAGAATTAACAGGTGCTTTCGTTAAATTAGCAAATCAAGGCTTTAAACCTTCTTACGATGAAATGCGTAAATTAGGCGATTTGGCGAGTTCTACTGGCAAGTCTTTTAATCAGTTAGCCGAAGCAATTTTAGATGCGCAGACAGGCGAATTTGAGCGTTTAAAAGAGTTTGGTGTTAAAGCATCTGTTGCAGGAGACCAAGTTACATTTGCTTTTAAAGGAGTATCTACAACGGTTGGCAATACTGCTGATG